CGTCGGAAACCAAGATGTAAACACTGGCGTGACTAGCAAGTTTGACAACATCAGCGTCAAAGAAGTCCTCTTCGATCAACCAGACGGCACCCTAACGCTGTTCGAGCATCCCAATAACGTACCTCGTGTAGAGTACGATGCAGACGGTAACAGGCTGGGACTGCTGGTGGAGGAAGCTAGGACTAATCTGATTCTTAACAGTGAGGACGCTAACTCATGGGTAAAATCAAGTGTTTCGGTATTACAGAACACGACGACAGCGCCTAATAAAACATTAACTGCCGACACTGTAACGCGAATAGCAAGTGTTGCAGACATAAGAAAAACAATAGCAGTAACGGCCAGCAATGATTACACAATTACAATATTTGCAAAGGCAGACACTGATGCTCAAATACAACTTGACGTAAGTAATGGAGCGTTTAGTGGGCAAGATTATGCTCAATTTAATATAAACACAGGTGCTTTTGTAAGTGGCGGCACAGGCGCAACCTATAGCGTTGTGGATGTCGGCGATGGCTGGAGGCGTTATTCTTTAACTGCCACCTGTACAAACACTCAAAACACTGGAGTTATTCTTCGTTTAGCAAACGATGAGCCTGTTTACTTATGGGGCTTTCAGTTTGAGCAAGGCTCATTCCCCACCAGCTACATAAAGAGTAACTCAGGCAGTACCACAACGCGCTCTGCTGATGTGGCTAGTATCCCTGTGGCTGACTTTGGGTTTAATAGTGCAGTAGGTTCTGTAGTTGCTGAGTACAATCCATTTAGGGTAAGTAGCACTGCTCGTGGTGTGTTTGAGCTATCTAGCGGCACTGGTGACGACAAACTGCACTCAAGAGCTTCAGTCGATAAGCATTGGTTAGTTAGAAGTGGCGGTGTCACGCAAGCAAGTATAGATTTGGGTTCCGCTACTGAGGGGCAACAAAACAAAATATCTGGCGCTTATAAACTAAATGATTTTGCCGCATCTTTAAACGGTAGTGCAGTTACAACTGATACTTCTGGCAGTGTTCCATATAGCATTGAGGAATTAATAATTGGTTCGTTTTTTGACGGATCAAATTTAAACGGCCACATCAAGTCTATCAAATACTACCCACGCCGCCTGACTAACGCACAACTACAGGATCTAACATCATGACAGAAGAAGTAATCGAAGAAGTAATCGAAGCACCAAAGACTGACTTCTACCTACGTCTGTCGGCAGAGTCGGACATGCCTACTGTACTGTCTGACTTCTATCAACAGGACTACGTTACGCAGGTAGACGAGGAGACTGGAGAGTCAACACAGGTAGCAGACGGCGATCCCTACCTTGTCCAGTTTACACACGACTATGCCATCTCAGTTGTAGGCACACTGCACGAACCATCAGGGACTATGCTGACTGACGAGGAAGGCAACGAGTACCCTGAGATGCAAGCTATGACAGGCTGGCATATTAATATCAGACTCGTGGGCGATGCAGTACGTGAGACTGTAGAGGAACTGGATGAGTCACACGGTGTAAACCCTGAGCAACCTATGAGAGTTTGGCTATGAGTACGTATACTTATGTTTCTGGCTTTGGCGCTAAGGACGGTTTAGATTCTGGAGACAGTAATAAAATCATTAAGGGTGCTGATTTTGAAACGGAGTTTACAGCAATTCAAACCGCTGTTAACTCTAAGCCTGACTACGCAACAAACACGTTTGTACCCACAATTTTTGATGCGGAAACTGGCGGCAATCAAGCAACAGTCTCAACTACTTATGGTAGATACCAAAAGATTGGCGATATTGTTTACCTAACTATTGGATTTTCTGGTATTGACACAAGTGGTATGAACGCAAACAATCCAGTCCGCATTCGGGGTCTGCCGTTTACTTCTTACAATAGTGGAACTCCCGACCTTATTTGGGCTGGCTCAGTTATTACTGGAGATGTTGCAAACCCAACTGGTGGCGGTAGTTTTTCAGCCGCAATCAACGACAACAAAGATTTTTTAACAATCAGGGCTAACGTAACAAGTGATCCACAGCCTGAGTTTTTACTAGTAAGTGATATTGATAGCGGATCTAGTAGCGTTATCTACATTACCATGTTTTATGAGGCAGCGTAATGATCGACCCCATAACCGCCATTGCTGGGGCAAGCAAAGCCTTTGCTATGGTGCAGGGGATGGTTCAGGCTGGACGCTCAGTAGAAGATACAATGGGGCAGATTGCGTCTTGGTACGGACATGCTAGCGATGTTCTCTATCAAGAACAGAAAGCAACAAAAGTATCGCCGTTTAGAAAAGTAGTTTTTAGTAAGAGTGTAGAAGCAGAAGCAGTAAAAGCATTTGCACGAAAGAAGAAGATACAAGAGCAACAGAAAGAGATCATGTTAATGATTCGGTACGCGTACGGTGACGACGGCCTACGTGAGTTCCGTGAGTTAAAGAGAAAGATAGTAGAGGAAAGGCAAGACACCGTATACAAACAACAAGAGCTAAAGGAAAACATGTTGTTAACTTTGTTTGGTGTAGTGTTCTCAATAATAACTTTTGGTTTAGTTTCAGTAGTGGTAAAGGAAATTAAAGGATGAGCAGAACAGAAGAATTATTAGCACGTTTAGAAGGACACGAGAAGGAATGCCTTGTTCGTTATGAGATGATCCAACGTCAGCTTGATACAGCAACTAAAGACATCGCTAGTAACCGTCAAGCTGTCTTTGCTCTGTATCCGTTTATCCTTGGTGCTATTGTGTTTGCTGAGTACATACGATGATTCAAACTCTTATTGGTCCAGTAGCAGATCTTGTTGGTGGTTACTTCCAACGTAAAGCTGAAGAAAAGAAAGCTGTTCATGAAGCTAAGATGGTAGCCATACAGCAGGACGGTAACTGGGAAAACATCCACGCTAACAATGCAGCTAACTCTTGGAAAGACGAATGGTTCACACTGTTGTTTTCAATACCGTGTGTACTAGCGTTCTTTCCTAGTATGGTTCCTATTGTTATGGACGGGTTTGCTGCCTTAGAAGCTATGCCTGAATGGTACAAAGGTTTCCTTGGTGCTGCTGTAGCGGCATCGTTTGGCCTACGTGGTCTAGCTAACTGGAGAAAGTAATGGCTGAAGAAGGAATGCTAACAAGTCAGACTCCTACTCAAACCTTTACTTTTTTTGAAGGGGCAGAAGAAGGTAAAGGCAACCCTAATTACCTTTACGAACAACGTGGTAGAAACGACGAAGCAACTGTAGCGGACCTTGAGTCGTACTTTAACGCAGAAAAGTCTAACCGCTTACGTGAATCTTTTGGCACGTTTGACAACTATCTTTCGTACATGACTGAACGTGAGCAGTTAATTCAGTCTGGACAGTATGACGTAGGTAACTGGGCAGAAGCAGACGCTGGTTTTACTGAAGACCAGCAAATGATTTTTGAAGGAGACGCTGACCTTACTATTGACCCTAGCGACCCCGGACAAAGCCTTACTAACCTACGAAGACAACAAAGCGGTGCTCAGGGCGCTGGTTATGAAAACTGGGTTAATTCTGATGCTAACCAAGCGTTGCTACAAAAGTACGGTGTTAATGACACTGTATACAGCCAAACAGGGGACAAGTTCCGCTGGAACGGGTCTGCTTACGTAAAGACCCAAGATGAAGACAAAGTCACTATGGGTGACTACGCTAAGATGGCTATGGGTGTAGCTGTAGGCGCTTTTGCTGGACCTGCTTTAGGTAATGCTTTAACAGGAGCCACCACAGGGGCTACAACAGGGGCTGCTACAGGGGCTGCTACAGGGGCTGCTACAGGAGCTACTACTTCTGGTGCTTTTTTACAAGGAGCCATAAACAGCACTATTGGAAGTGCCATATCCCAAGGCATAGCCACAGGTTCTGTAGACGCTAGGCAGTTAGCTACAGCAGGAATTATGGGAGGTGTCGGAGGAGTAGCTGACGCTATTAAAGCAGGAGACTTAGCAGGAACAGCAGCAGACAACGCTATAAACAACCTTGCTTCTTCTACAGGTCTTTCGGTAGCGGACACAACAGACCTTGTCCAAGGGGTTATTAATGGTACTGTGTCTGGTGGTGATATTGAAGACATTGCTTTAGGCGCAGTTCAACAGTATACAACAGGTCAAGTACAAAACCTAGTAGAAGACACCTTAGGCGCTTGGATAGAGGTTCCTAATTTATTTGATGAAGACAGTACGTTTATATCTACGGAAGACCTAAGTCCTTTTATTGACACTGCTGTTAATGCTGCCTTTGAAGGAGACTTACAAGGGGAAGACGTATTAGGAGCCATAAGTGATTATGTACAAGAAGGTGGTACGTTAGAGTTCCTTGATCCAACAAAAGCTTTAGGTGAAGAAAGTTTTATTCCAGACCTTAATTTAGACATTTTTGGTAACTTAATTCCTGAAGGCGTAAGAGAGTTTGGAAGAGAATTTGAAGACGTTGTAAGAGCAGCGGGTCGTGAAACAGAAGATGTTGTTAGAGATGTAGTAAGGCCTATTGGAGCAGCAGCAGATTATATTAAAGAACAGCTACCTCACGGAACTACTCCAGACATAGATTTACCTGATGGTCCAGACATAAATTTACCTGACATAAAACTAGGTGGCGGTGGTAGAAGTGGACCTTCAAACTACGTAGGCTACAACTGGGGAGGTTTTGATTATCAAGCTCCAGAGTCTAGAATGATTAACTACATACCTAATCAGCCTACCGATGCTATGCAGATGTCGGAAGGAATGCTTTTAGGCATGGCAAAAAATAGAGGACGTGTTTAGTGACATATTTAAACATAATGAACAACGTACTACGTAGATTACGAGAAGAAGAAGTAACTACTGTTAATGAAAACACGTACTCAAAGATGGTAGGTGATTTTATCAATGACGCCAAGACTTTGGTAGAACAGGCGGCTGATTGGTCCGCACTGCGTACACGAGAGTCTGCTTTTGTTACTTCTGCTGACGACAACATTTATTCTTTAGCAGGTAGTGGTGACGACGTAAAAATAATGTCTGTCTACAACACAACATCCGCAAACGAAGTACTGTACCAGACTAAAGATTGGTTCAATAACGAAAGCTACATTAATGAATCTCTTGCAATAGCATCTAAAGGTGGGCTTATTGGTAGTCCTTCTTACTACACTTTTGACGGTGTTGACGCTAACGGAGACACTCAAGTCCGTCTGTACCCCATGCCAGACGACGCTTATAACCTTAGGTTTGTAATGGTACGACGACAAGCAGACTTAACTAACAACACCGATGTGATAAAAGTTCCTTCAAAACCTGTTATCCACCTTGCTGTTGCTTTGTTGGCCCGTGAGCGTGGCGAAACAGGAGGCACTTCCGTTGCTGAGTACTTCCAAATAGCTGATAAGTACCTGTCTGACGCTATTGCTATTGATGCAGCAAAGCATCCTGAAGAAATGCTATTTAGGACTATCTAATATGGCACAACAACTAAGCAGTATCAATCTTGTAGCGCCTGCCTTCAAAGGTATTAATACTGAAGACTCTCCCATTGCTCAAGATCCTTCGTTTGCAGACATAGCAGATAATGCTGTTATTGACAAACGTGGTCGTATTGCAGCACGGAAAGGTCACAATGTTCTTACTACTGACAAAACAGCTTTAGGAACTGCCTCCATTAAAAACATTCATGAGTTTAAAGATAGCTCAGGTGCTAAAGTTATTTTGTCTGTGGGCAATAACAAAGTAATGACAGGGACAACTACCCTGACAGACATAACATCCAGTATCAGCATTAGTGCAGACAACTGGAAGATTGTAAACTTCAATGACAAAGCCTACTTCTTTCAACGTGGCGTACAGCCCTTGGTTTATGATGGTTCGACCCTTAGCCAACTAACAGGCATTGCTTCAACACAGTACGGCAACGAAGTTATATCTGCTTATGGTCGTCTTTGGACTGCTGACGTAGGCACAAATAACAAGTCTATTGTTTATTGGTCTGACCTACTCATTGGCAATGATTGGTCTGGCGGCACTAGCGGTAGAATTGACGTATCTAAAGTATGGCCTGACGGTTATGACGAGATTGTTGCTCTGGCTGCACATAATGGTTTCCTCATTATCTTTGGAAAGCACAGCGTTGTTGTGTACAAAGGAGCAGAAGAACCAGAAACCATGTCGTTATCTGATACTGTAGCTGGTGTAGGTTGTGTAGACAGAGACACAGTACAGTATACAGGAACTGACGTTATCTTTTTGTCTCATACTGGACTGAGGAGCTTTGGTAGGACGATACAAGAAAAGTCAATGCCTATCAGCACACTGTCTAAGACTATTACTAAAGACATTATCAAAGAAATACAGGGTGAAAACACCTCATTCAGAAGCGTGTACAGCCCAGAAGAAAACTTTTACTTACTTTCGTTTGTAGGTAGAAACACTACTTTTTGTTTTGATTTACGTGGTACTTTAGAAGACGGGTCTTATAGAGTTACTAGATGGCCTCAATCAGTGTTTACTGCTTACGAACGTCTTGAGGACGGTACATTACACATAGGAAGTACGGAAGGTATTAGTACTTACTCTGGTTACCAAGATAACGGACAGTCCTACAGATTTAAATACTACAGCCCTAGTTTAACCTTTGGTGATCCTTCAAAACTTAAGTTTATTAAAAAAATAAAACCAACAATTATAGGGTCAAGCAACGCGACGGCTTTTATTAAGTTAGCTTATGATTTTAGCGAAACTTATAAAAATGTAACATTTACTATTCCTCAAGCAACAACAGTTGCGGAGTTTAATGTAAACGAGTTTGGCGCTAACTCTAGCCCACTATCGCAGTTTTCTGGAGAGAGTAAGCAGATTGTTAGAAAAGGTTTGAATGGGTCTGGCAGTGGGTCAACCGTAGTTGTTGGCCTTGAGTCGGACATTAATGGATCAGAACTTTCACTACAAGAAATTAATATACTAGCCTTACTTGGCAAAACAATTTAAAGCGGAGAAAACAATGACTTTAGAGCTACTAGGTGCGGGTGCAGGTGCACTACTTGCCAAAGAGGGTTACGACCGACTAGGAGAAATTGGTGAAAGGGCCTATAGAGAAATGGGCCAACTAGGGCAGGACCTTGAAAGCCGCTACCAGTTTCAGCCGTATAGTGTATTTACGCCTACAGGCGGTATGTTTTATGCTGGTGGAGCGCCTGCTGCTCAACCCGGTTACAGACCTGTGCCCGGCTCAGGCGGCTTCTTGCCTCCTCCCGGACAAGGCACGGAGTTTATGCAGGGGACTGCCGGGGTTAAACCCCTTCCTAGTGCGGTTGGCGGTATCAAAGGCGGAGTCACACCAGAAATGTCTACAGGTTTTACAACCATGCCGGGTGATCCTAGCATGCCTAGAGAAATGCCTCCCATGCCTCCTCAAGGCGGTCAGTTTGGGGCGCAGTTGTCTCCTGAAGAAATGGGCTTTTATCGCACTCTAATGGGTGGTTCTGCGGGCATGTTTGGACGTGCCATGGAAGGACCAGAGGCTCGTGAGCAAGCCGTGTTTGACCGTATGCAGGCTGCTATGTCCCCTGCTCAGGAACGTGAGCGACTTGCGTTAGAACAGCGTCTAGCTGCACAGGGACGCTTAGGTGTTGCTACAAACATGTTTGGTGGAACTCCTGAAGGACTGGCGTTGGCTAAGGCACAAGAAGAAGCACGTAATCAAGCCATGTTAGGCGCTATGGAGTTTGCTGGAGCAGAGCAAGCAAGACAAGCGCAACTTGGAGCAGGTATGCTTTCTGCGGCTTACACACCACAGCAACAACTTTTGGCAGCAATAGCTCCCGGAATTACAGCGGCAGAGCAACGACGTGACCAACAGAATGTTGCGGCAGGGGCTTACGGCGAAACGTCCGCAGCAGCCTTAGAAGCATTACTACAGTCAGCAATGGCTCAGGGTAATATTTTAGGCGGCATTGGTGCAAATATGGCAAAATCAGCCTTTGGTGGCTTGTTTAGTTAAGGAGAAATATAATGGCTACGTTTTCACAACAGTTCCTAGCTAATCTAGGACGACCTGCCATGACACAAGGTATGTTTGACCTTGGTGCTACTATTGGTGGAGCTCCTGCTGCTGCTAGAGCGGCTGGGAAAAGAAAGCAACTTGCTGACATAATGCAAAGAGGTAATGCTGCTTTAGTTGCCGGAGACGCTACTAATATTAGTCGTGTGCGCCGTGAGTTAGAAGCAGCAGGGTTTACTAAAGAAGCTGCCCAGATGGCTCAAGCAGAAGAACAAGCACGTAGACAACAAGCAACTAGTGGTATGCTTATGAGTGCTGTGGCTGACCCCTCAAAGCCTTTGTCTCCAGAGGTTATACAAGAAAGACTGGGTGAAGGTTTAACGGCCCAAGGTTTGTCTAGCGCCTTACAAGTAAGAAAAGCACTACAGCCTTCTCCTTACTTTACTAGGGCAGAACAAATAGACCTTAGTAAAATATATACGCCAAGAAGTATTGCTGAGGCTACTAATCAAAGAAACTTTGGTTTGTTAGATTTTCGTGACGACGTAGATGACGCTACTGTTGCTGCTGGAATTACCATGTGGACTGACCCTACACAACCACAAGTGGGTACTGTTTTAAAAACACTGCAGGATAACAAAGGGCGTACTATTGAAGTAGGGAGTCGAACTCAAGAAAATCCTCAAGGAAGGATTATTTCTCAAGCAGAGTTAGAAGGCCTAGAAAAAAGAGAAAAGCCTCCAGTACAAGTAACCCTTAGTGAACAAAGAGAAAGTGCTTTGGCTAAGTCTGTAGGTGAAGACGTTGCTGAAGAGGTTTCTGTTCAAATTCAAAGAGCAGGAGACGCTATGGATATGCGCTCCACAATTGCTGAGGCACAGTTAATTGCTCAAGACCAGCCTGACGTATTTGGTGCGGGTTCTGAGTTTCTTTCAGGCGCACGTAAAGCCACGCTGACGCTTTTAAGGGGAATGGGTGTTAGCGATAATGATCCTTTGATGGTTGATTTTAGAAGTAAAGAAAAAGATGTAGATCAAATACGCTCATTTACTCAGGACTTCGTTAGAACACGTTTGGCGGCAACTAAAGGTGCTATTTCAGACAAAGAATTTACAACTTTTATTGCTTCAGTTCCTAACTTGTTACAAACACCCGGAGGTTACTTAAAACTTCTTAATCAAATGGAGTCTATGAACGAACGTGCAATTATGAAAGGAATGGCTCTTAGAGAAGCTAGGGTTGCAGATAACCCTACAAAGGCTATCAACAAAATCGAAAGAAACTGGGATAAATACAGTAGTGATTTTAAATATTCTACTTTCATGCCTCCAGAAGAGCAAAGAAAACTTTGGGAAATTTATTTAGATAAAAACGGGAAAGTAAATCCCAGAAACGACATATCTTTTACTGTTTCTAGACAGGGGCAAGACCCTATTATTATGTCTTATGGGGAGATTGTAAAGGAAGCTGCCAGATACGACCAAACGGCTGCTTCTTATGTTGCTGGAAGTTATTCTGATCCTCGTGTAAATATTTCTTTAAACCCACTATTAGACGTTAAAGTCAGGTAGGACGTTATTATGGCAGAAGAAAAAAACAACGACACTCCAGAGCTTAGTCCTTTAGCTGAGGCTTTTGAAAATCGTCAGAAAGAAGCTGCTAAAGCTACTTACGGTGACGTAATTAAGTCAGGAGGAATTAGAGTACTTGCTGGCCCTGCCCAAGCTTTTCTAGGTTCTGCTGAAACAGCGGGTTTAGTAGACAAAGGATCAACAGCTAACTTTACTCGTGCTGTACTTGAAGCAGAAAAGATGGGAGAAATGGACCTTGCTCAAACACTAGTTAGAGACACTTTAGCCCAAGGTATACCTATTGCTGCTGAAATATACGCTACTCGTGGTCGGACTCTTTTACAAAGCCTAAAACCAAGTGCAGCTATCGGCGGTTTAGGCGGTTACTATACATTTGTAGAAAATCCTGAACAAGCCGCTGGTGTAAGTTCTGCTCGAATGTATAACATGATTATGGGAGCTGTTGCGGGCCCTGCTACTTTAGCAATCATGGGGCCTACAGGGCAGCTTTTGTCTAGTATCCCCGGTATTAGAGGCGCTTTAGACGTAGCAGGTCCAGACATTAGACCTTCTAAGGCGGTTCGTGAAACAGGCGCTGAACTAATTGAAGCTGCTGGTCAAAGAGGGATTTCTATTAGCCCCGGAGTAGCCACCGGTGACGCTGCTTTGGTTGCTGAAGAGCTTAAAAGAGGCACGGTAATTAAACCTGTGTTTGCAAGATTCCTTGGAGATAAGGTAGGTAGTAACGCTACTAGTTTAGAAGGTCTTATTGATGACCTCGTTAATACTATATTGCCCGAAGGTAAGGAACAAATAGGAAAGGCTATTGACGATGCTTACATAAGAGTAGACGTTGAAGATAGGATACCTCAAGAGTCACTACCCCTTTACGACACACTGCGTAACGAAGATGTTGTACAGAAAGCAATAAGCAATATTAAAAACACTACTGGTTTATCTTCAGAATTTGACAATCTACATCCTTTGTCCGTAGGTCGGATTAACATGATTGTTAAAAACCTTGAGGCAATGATAGAGTCAGCTCCTAAAGACGCTGCTCAAAAAATGATCGCTGCAAAACGAAGACTTCAAGAGTTTGGAGACAACGTATCTCCTTCTTACAAAGAAGCTAGAGCAATGACTCAACGTAAGAAGACTGCATTAACTGTTGAACAAGCAATGCAAAAGGGAGGAGTCGGCGTAGACTCTATCGTTCCTTATCAGTTCCGTGTTCAGTCCTTTGTTAACGCTTTTGAAAACTTAGAAGCTAAAAAAGCTCTCGACACGGCTATTGAAAACCTACCCTCAGGTCCTGCTCAAAAAGAAGCTAGGGCTAAATTCAATATGCTAATTGAGTTGATACCTAGAGTAGCTGAGATGGACAAGCTAATCAAAGCTAAACTTGGTGATGATCCTGAAGACTTAGCCCGTCGTGCTGGTGTAACTCCTGCGGCTGCTTATAGTTTTTTAAACTTTCTTAACATTAACAACGACCGTAAGTTTATTGAATTTATTTTAGACCCTAACAAAAGTGTTGCACGTCTACGTGAGATAATGCCTAAGCGTAATACAGCCCCTGAAGAGTTTCTTAGAACTTTTGGTATTTGGGTTAAAGAAAACTTCGATGAATACGGCGAAATAATAACCCCACCTGAAGTCATTTCTAGAGAAGAAGAAGACCGTATCACCAAAGCCTCTACTTCTAGCAAGTCTAAGACGTACCAGAGACTGCTTCAATCAGGTAAACTAGACGACTTACGTGAAAAAAACCCTAGGGTTTATCAGCAGCTACTAGAAAGCACTAGACAGACAGCGATTGTATAAGGACTGACAGTGGACAATAAACAAAAGTCAAAAAAACTCATGGACTACGAGTTGATGATGGACGTATTCAACCGTGTCCCTTCTGAAGCACGTCCGGGTGGTAAGTACGGTTTGATTGCTGGCTTTGGTTATGCTGGTGACTCCCCTACTAAGGGGGACGTAACTACTCCTCGTCAGTTTGGACAACAAGACGCAGTAATGAGTATGTTTAATATTGTCCCTAAAATGGTAGAAGGCAATCAAAGAGTAGCTGGTTTTTATGCGCCTCCCGGTATGGACGTATCACAAAGCAAATACAGAAGTCCCTCTCTTTTTCCTATGGCCCCGGTAAAACCCGATAATGTTTATTATCAAGACATTACAGATCCAAAAGAATTAAAAAAAGTTAGAAACGAGCCCGATAGAACAATAATGCACGAGTTCTATCATAGGGGGGTAAACAAACTACCTTTGACAGAATTGGCTGAATTTGCAGAAAAGAAAGGAGATGAGGACTCTTCTCTTATCTTTAGACAAATGCAAAAGACAGCAGGGGAGCATTTTTTACTAGAGGCTATCGACTCCTATGTACGTGCAGGAGGAGACGAAAGTAAATTATCTCCTGTTATGAGAAACAAGTTAGGAAGAATAGAAAAAGCTAACGAAGTTATCAGAGAGTTTATGACCCCTAAGAAACAAAAGGAGTTAGGACTTCGCATGCCTCTGAAAGAATCTAAGCCTAAGAAGAAAGGGATGTTTGATAAATTCCTGAAATAAAAAAAGGGGCCGAAGCCCCTAATGTTACAACTCACAGTTATTCCCGGTACAGGCTAACTGTTGAGACCCTTCGGTCATGTCAGAGTTCTCAGAGATGTTCCAATCAATCGTCTCTGGGAATTCCTCCTTCAACTTCTCATACGTCTCTAGATCAATAGGTTCATAAGGAGCCTGTTGGTACGTGTGTTCAGAGTAGGGTAGGAAGCTTACGCCACTGATCTTGTCGAACTTGTTGTACAACCACTGACCCACCTCAAGGAACTCGTCGTCACGGTAGTAACACGTCATTGACGGCTTATGTTCACACCAGAAGTCCTGATAGATCTCCCAAAGCTCAAGTTGCTCCATAGCACCCATCTCAGAGGCCACCACAGCCCCCTCAGGCGACTTTATGGGGAAAGAGAATACCTTGGTAGTGGGTGACATTACGTCGTCCTCTACGGGCACTCCTGCGGCTTCTAGGACTTGACAGAGCGGGTCTCTTGCATCTGCTCTAACTCGTCTAATGTATTGATCTGCATATCTAGGGTGGATGCCACTAGCAGAATCAACCAACTGACTAACAGTACCGGAAGGTTTAACAGCAGTAATGGCAGTAGACACATTAATGCCAAGCTTAGTAGCCCATTCCTCATTAGTTCTAACCGCTTCTTCTTTGAGTTCAGTAAGCCAAGTTTTGAGAACACCTTTATCTCTCCTTCCTGATAGGGTTGGATGGTCCATGATACCTGTTAGTGATACACCTAGTAGTGCTTCTTCTTCTGTATTCTTCTGCCATACCTTACGAAGGTAACGGAAGTCGGTTAGCGTAGCCTGAAGAGACCCAAGGATAGACGCAACACGTACTTTTCGTTTGAGGTCCGACAACGTATCTCCTGCCCTGACAACAACTTCCGATAGATTGCAGAACTGGTAGGGCCTGAGGATGATCTCTGAGCATGGATTAGTTCCAAAATCATAGGTAGCATCTCGTCGCTCATTCTTTGCAGCTTGCTTTTGACTTGCGACTCTAGAGAACATTCCTCGTTCTCCGGAGCGGGACTCGTATAAACTTTTCCACTCATTTAAAAACGCCTCAAAGTCTGGCTTCTCTGTGTAACATGCGCTGTTGTTCGCTAGTCCCCGTTGAGGATTATCTTGCCACCACTGGCCTGACTTACATCGTCTAAGTCTATCGTCGGTAAGATTAGAGAGACTGATGAGAGCGGACCTGCGTACACCGCCGACGACGACGATCTGTGCAATCTTACAGCAGAGATCATGGCATTCGATGGAGCTAAGTTTACGTCCAGCAGCTTCCCGAAAGACGCTGACTGTGAAGTTGAACAGATCGACAAGAGGTTCTGGACCAGATGCTCTACCTCCGAAGGTCTTAAGGGTTGCCCCTGCAAGTCGTACTCCAGATACGTCCCATTTTGGAACTTGACCTGAATAGAGCAAGCTGATAAGTTCTCTGTAAGCTTTAGCCCATCCAATTTTGCTGTCAGCGACGTGTATAATGGTATCTGTGGCATGAAAGTCCTCTGCTACTTCTGGTAATTTTGTTACGTACTGACGCTCTACACTAAAGCCCACACCAGTGCCACACATAAGAACGTACATCATTTCGTCAAACGCTTTAGGGTGGTCGATAGGCATGTAGGAGCAGTTAAACCCAGCTACATTGTCACGGTCTAGTGCTTCTCCAGCAGTCATAAGTGCCCGCATGGAGGGCATTACGTCTAGCTCATGAATAGCGTGGAATATTTCTGATTGGTCGAACTCGTTTAGTTCTACACGGTCTACCCAATAATCTAGGTATCGGTTTACTGTTTCTTCCCAAGTCTCCCGTCGCTGCTCCTCTGGTAGGTAACGAGCGTAGCGTGACTTGTGTATGTACTGTTGATATGCGTCCATTAATTTAGTTCCTTAATTAGTCGTTCGATGTACCACTTACACTTACGTAAGTCTTCGATGGGTTTACCTTTGTAGTCGTAGCGCCAGAGGTACTTCAGTGCGTTACCCTTGAGATAACCATTGAACTCGTGTTCAGGCATGGACGCTTTGATTGCTTCGATAGCTTCGATTGATCCTTTGTTGTAGTGGTCAGGTTGGTCCACAGGGTCTACCTGCTTCGTCTTCTTCAATATAGAAATACCGTCCCACTCAGCAGCAGTTGCGTCATCAATGCTCATCTTCTGTCTCCTCTAGGTCTGCTTCAAACACGTCTAGTCTGTTAATAAACTTATCTTCAAAACGGTCTAGTAACTGCTCTGAAGTGATCTCTAAAGCCTCTAAAAGATCGTCAGGATCGTAAGACTTTAATAGTCTTTCCTTAATTTCTTCAAGCGTTAGAGACACGATCAATCAACTCCTGTAGTGTTTCTATAGTATACCATAAAATTTTCTCTTTGTCACACCATTCTGACATAGTCATCTTGGCACCCTTCCGAATCTTTTTGTTCGGTTGCATAAGAACAAACACTAGCTCTTGTCCTTCGGGGAGTGAGTCCCTGATGCTTGTATATTTTTTCGTATCTCCGTCTCTGAAATATCCTTTGCATTCAACAAGAAATAGACCGCTACTATCGACAAAATCAGGACGATAAGACCTAGAAATAGTGTAGGGGATAGTGAAAGGCTCATAGTCAAACTCCTTTAGTACTTTGCTGACATCGTCTTCAAACGTGCTACGAAATCGTGATTTCTTGGACTTTCGGCTCATTATGTACCTCTGTTAAATAACGTGGTCCTGAAGAGTAAGCAAAGGCTCTAAGGTCAGGCCAACAGTTTTTCTTATATGCACAGTAAGAACAACCAGTATCTAATTTCATGTTACCACTCTTGCCGTCTGCTTTTGGCTGGTAACAGTGTTTAGGGGGCTCTGGTTGTTTTACCATTGTTTTAATATGGTTGATATGGTCACCAATGTCGTAACCTATGTATTCATAGATAGGTGCTTGGGTGTCCTTCTCGTCGTACATGAGATACGTGAGATGACCATTCTGCTTATCCATTGCTAACCATCCAAAACGATTAGATCCCTCTGCGTTCGCGTATCCCTTAATTTGTGCAATGTATCCAAACGGATCATCAGTAGCCAAAGTGCCGTCTTTGAATTTCCTAAACCCATAAGTGGAAACACTTTTAACGTCTGTGACAATACCGTCAATTTTGCAGTCCATAGAACCTGTAATACCATTAACTTCACACTTTTTCTGTTCATCAGTTACCTCGTGCCCTGCTGCTCGTGATAAGAAAAGGAGTAGTTCCTCTATAAGATGACCGTAGAGAAACTTGACATAGGTGTGGCCCTGCATATCGTCAGCCTTCTCTACGTCATTCCAGACGTTCCAAAGGTAACGGTCTTTGCGTCCAATGTTGGACATACGTAACTTGCGTGAGTCGTCACGCTTTTTAGTAAACTCATTACGCATAAGCTGCTTAACGCCTTCACCAAAGGTCTCAATACATTCCTCTATGTCCACACCTTCGGGTACTTGTTTAGTCTCTACCAGTTCGTAGATGTCATTCACTAACGTATAAATGTTTTTCATTCCGACTGCTCCAAGTAGTCTATCGCTCTTTGTAAAAACTCTTTATCGTCATAAAAACCACCTAATGACCTGTTGCAATTATGACACAACCAGCCTCTAAATGTATCATTTTCGTGACAATGATCTAAAGCCCATGCACTGTTTATTTGATTTCCTTGTCCCTTAACCTCTGATTCCCCTCTCAAACAAATGGGACATTTGTAATCTTCAGAAGGATAGGCTTGATTCTTTCTAAGCCTGTCCCTAACTTTTTGTAAGCTGTAATTACACTGCTTACATTCACTTCTCAAATAAGGTCTACCTGAGTTTTTAGAGTAAAAAGACAAGGGTAAGTCACGATTACATTTAATGCAAACTTTACTTTCTCCCTCTATTTCGTAATCATTTTCATCTATAAAACTTATTTGTTCCGTTAATGAGTCTCCGCCCACGTATTACCTACCTTATATTCTCCGTCTAGAGGACATCTTAAGTCAAAAGCAACGCCTGAAGCCTTTAGACACTCCACAGCTAGCCAGCCGTATTTGTCTGCATGGTTAGTAACCACTTCGGCTTGGACCTCGTCATGTATGTTACCTAGGAATTTGTAGTCAAGTTTCCATTGCTGTGCGTACTCATCAAGAATGACCAAAGCCTTCTTCATTACTATTGCACCAGCAGCTTGTAGTAAGGTATTTAATGCAGCATGTTCTGATCTGACTCTAAGTCTACGACCATCGAGTCCTCTGAGATAACCTCTCCCAGAAGCTCTACCAACGCGTTCTCGTAGACTGTTAAGAGAAGGTGTATTTCGTAGAAATCTGTGTTTAAGCTCTGCACCATCAGTTGCGCTTCCTCCAACGATAGATCCGATTTTGGCATCTCCAGCTCCATAGAGGAAAGCGTAGATGAAAGTTTTTGCTTGAGGTCTTGTTTCCAACCCTGCAGCCATTTGATTTCGTGTGTGAATATCTTCGGTGAGGAGGACATTAGTAAATTCCTTATCGTTCATGTAATGAGCTAACATTCGTAGTTCGAGGCCACTAGCGTCGAAACCTACTAGCTTCTTTCCTTCAGGTATAGTCCAGCAAGAGCGGCACTCATGTCCATAAGGACTGTGGCTTGCTGGGACTTGGGCCATGTTAGGACTCTGGTGTGTCATACGGCCTGTAACAGCACCGTTACTAATAACACGGCCGTGGACTCTGCCGTTATCGCGTACAGCCTCTAACCAAGAATGTACCTGTGCATATCGCTTTTGAAGAGTAAGGTACTCCAGAACCTTTGCAGCCTCCGGGACGTGTTCGTTCTCTCTAAGCGTCTTCTCATCGACAACAGGCTTTCCATTTGGCGTCGTCTGGTTCCACTTCGCACCCTTAGTTGCAAGTCGTTCTGCAACTTGTTGTCTGGACCCAACATTGAAAACTGTAACTTTGTCCTTAAGTCGTTTCCCTGTCTTTTCAGAAATCCTTTCTTCGACAATGGGCGGGAACATCTCTTGTAGTTCGGCTTCAATTGCATTCATGCCTTCCTTGAATGTTGCACAAAGGTCGTTAGCTAAACGCTGATCCAGAAGCCAACCATTACGTTCCTGTTGTTGAATAACAAACTGTACTTCGTGTTCTAGCTTAATACAGTCCTCAGAAAACTCCTGCATGTCCTTAACCAACTTCTTGTGCACTGCTTCTGTGACTGCTACGTCACGCTTGCAGTACTCAATCATCGCGTCAGAGAGCATAGACCAGTCATCGTGGTCACCCTTTGGGAAGCCCAAGGTTTCACCCCAAGCTCTCAACGAGTGTCCACCCTGTCTGCTTGGGTCAAACAGACGTGACAACACCAATGTGTCCACTATGCGCTCAGGAGCCACAGAAAGCCCCCAGAGACGCTTTAGCACCGGGAGGTCATAACCTATCAGGTTGTGTCCACAGACGCTCACAGAGCCTTCTAGAGCCTTACAGAGGGTGTCAGGGTCTAGGTGTACAGTGCTTACACCGTTCTCCCTAGTCACAACACACCAAATGATGTCGGGAGTCAGGCCGTCGGCTTCCAGATCTAGGTAAATCACTCTTGAATAACCTCATTCAAAGAAATCTCTGGATGGTAAAGATCTAAACCGTGTTCTTCGTTATCACTAAGTAGAAAAACCCTGCACTCCTCTTCTGACCCTTCAAAAATAACATCATAACATCTCCATTCAAATGGGTTGTGGAAACGCACTTGCCATACTGAGTTCATTAAAAGTCTGCTCCTACTTCAGGGTTAGCTACTTCTGTCATCCTTCCGGTACTTCTGTCGTACTGTAGGTAACACGCTGGTCCAGTTTCACCCGTGTAACGATTCTTCAGGACTCGAACAGTAGTCGTGTTCCTGATGTCTTCGTTAGCGTTCTGCTGGTCACGCTCCATACCTATTACTATGTCGGACAGTTGTGCAATCGCTTGTGACCCACGTAGTTCACCCAAGGATATCTGAGCACCATCCTCGTGTGCCTTACCTTGGGATCGACGAAGGTGTGACACGAGGAATAAGCTTATACCTGT